TGTAGGCACGATTTACCTTTAGATTTTTGTCCAACTTATAAGAGAATTACTGGATTGGAGATGTTAGACTCAGGTAAAACTGGGACGATGAAAGCATCATCCGAGATTAATTTTCTTAAAAGAAAGATTATATGGAGTAAAGAATTAAATTGCTATATTCCCCCTTTAGATAAGAAGTCTTTGTGTAGAACTCTTATGATGAAGAAGGATTCCATTTTAGGAATGTACGATCACCAGGCAACTGTTGTTACTGAAGTGATGCGAGAAGCATTTTATCATGGAAGGGAATTTTATGATTATTTATTTGATTTACTTTCTGGTTTAGTTGATAAACACAATTTACGCAGTAATTCTTATTTAAGGTTAAAGAATTATGAAGAAATGGTTGAAACTTTCAAAGAGGGAAATTTTCAAACTTGGGATCTTAGAGAATCCAAACCATTACCACTCCTCGAATCTGATAATATTATATATCAAATGTCGAATATCAATTTAACTAATGTATCCGGTTCGGATGCACCAGAAAGTGACAGACCTGTCACCCATGGAACTGGCGTTATGGATTTGAAATCCACAATAACAGAGGAAGCCAAAATTCCTCAAAATTTTCAAGTTTTTCCAAAAACAGATTTGAACCAGTCGTTAGAGAGGGCGGTTCAGATATTTTCTCTTCAACTTACTAATCTAGATCCGGTCCTTCATGTGACCCCTGGATTGGATGTGTGGGATCTGTTTTTGGCTAATCCTTTTGTAGCTGATAAAATTAAAGATTACACGTATATTCGTGGAACATTGCAAGTTGTTGGTGTGGTTAATGCTACGCCAGCAACTTATGGTGCTTATGTTGTATCAGCTCTTCCTAATTTAATCGAAGGTAATCGGGTTTCTCCAGATCAGACTGCTCAGAATTGTTTACAAGTAGATCATTGTTTCCATTTAGATATGGCAAACTCTAATGGTTTCTGTTTTCAACTTCCGTTTGTTTCTAATCGTGGGGTTTTAGCTTTAGATGATATTAATTTAACGCAGATGTGGAAGTTGTATTTTACGACCCTTCAGCCTATTAACACTGCTATTCCAAGTGGTGCTGTTATATGTAATATCAAATTGTATGCAAGCTTATTATCAGATTATGAATTAGTTGTTCCAGCCTTTCAGAAAGGAAAACTAGTAGCAAATGAAACTTTAAAAAGATTAGCTCCTGGAATCCACGCCACTATTGGTGAGGGTAAAGGGTCGGCTATCCTTAGTAAGGTTGCAGATGTTGCTGAAGTTATTTCAAAAGTTCCTATTATTGGTTCTTTTGCAGGAACTGCGGGTTTGGTTGCCCGTGGAGCAGCTAGTGTTTTAAGTTACTTCGGTTTTACTAGAGATTCTAAAGAAACAACACCATCTCCATTTTATACTCGTTCAGTTACAAATGTTGCACGTATTGATGGTACAGACGCAAGTGAATATGCGGCTTTATCTCAATCTAATGCTATAACTTATGATCCAAAAGCCCGAGGGTTTGAGGAAGAAGATTGTATGGCTTTTGCTTCATTGTGTAATAGATGGACACTTATTAAAATTTATGAATGGAATATTTCTCAAGATGCAAGTGAATTCTTAGGGTTGCCCATTCCTTGTACAATTTCATATTGTATGGGAGGTAGTGCTTCACCAGATGACACTTTTCATTTATCTCCAGCTGGTTTTGTAGCTCTTCCTTTTTCGTATTGGAGAGCAACATTAGAGTACAAGATTGTGATTCCTGTAAGTAAGATGCACAGAGGTGCATTGCAAGTTATTTGGTGTCCTATTGGGTCTAGTCCATCCGATGATGTTACTAACAAAAGTTTAAATCGAATTATCGATATAACCGCTGATAGTGATATCACTTTGAGTGTTGGGTATACTCGAGACGAACCTTATTTGCAAAATCGCTTGTGTGTTGATGGCATGGATATTTTTCCTGTCGGATCTACAAACGGTTTCTTACATTTTCGAATTGTTAACCAGTTAGTTGCTCAATCAGATGTGGCGGATACCAGAGTCTTTGTGTTCATGCGAACAAAAGATTTGGATATCGCTTTTCCGAGAGATGAAACTTTTGGTGTC